ACAATGGTAGGGTTGCGTGCTCTTTTGAAACAACTGGAGAATCGATGACGCAAGAGCATTTCAGGGAAGAAACTGAAATACTTAATATTATTAGGCGTCACGATCGTAATGGAGTAATCGACCATATAAATAAAGGAACAGCTATATATGGCGATTTTTCCGAAATAACAGATTATAGAGATATGATTCATAAATTGCGAGAAGCTGATTCAGCTTTCGCACAAGTACCTAGTGATATACGCAAAAGATTTGAAAACGATCCGGCAAAGTTTTTTAACTTTGTTACGGATGAAACAAATCACGAAGCGTTAGCTGAGATGGGTTTGATTATGAAGAAAGAATCAAACCAAAAACAGAATTCTTCTCCTAATACAGAAGAAGAAAAGCCCTCCTCCCCCGAGGGGGAGGGGGTAACCACACAGTTACCCACTTGATGTAACTGTGTGGACTGACACCACAACAGCCAAAAAAGGAGATTTTCGAATGGCCATGAGAAAGAAAATGAGTAGAAAAAGATCTAAAAGAGTTTTTTCTAAGACAGCTATGAGAACTCGTAAGAGGAATCATAGTAAACCAATGAGAGGCGGTTATAGGATTTAACAATGCCTTGTTATAACCCTCTTTTAGCTTACCGTGAAAACGGTAAAATAATATTTAATAAACCCTTCCCTTTTGCGAAGGGTTTTAATTTGCCATGTGGACAGTGTATAGGATGTAAGTTATCCTATGCACGCCAATGGGCAATAAGATGTTTACATGAAGCACAAATGCATGAAAATAATTGCTTTATAACATTAACTTTTAACGATGAACATTTAGTGAAGAGAAATAACCCTTTCAGTTTAGATAAAACTGAATTTCAACGTTTTATGAAACGTTTAAGAAAACATGTAAAAAACAAAATAAGGTTTTTTCATTGTGGAGAATATGGAGAAAAAAATGGTAGACCACATTATCATGCATTGATATTTGGTTACGATTTTCCTGATAAGAGAAAATTTAAAAGTAAAAAAGGAACAACATTATATACAAGTGAAAAACTGGCAGAATTATGGCCATATGGTTTTTCAACTGTAGGCGATATAACTTTTCACAGTGCAAGTTATACGGCAAGATATATAACAAAAAAAATAACGGGTGAATTAGCTGATAAGCATTATGAGATAATTAACCCTGATACTGGTGAGGTGTCAAAAAAAATACCTGAGTATTGTACAATGTCCAGGATGCCAGGACTTGGACAAACTTGGTTTGATAAATTTAAATCAGATGTGTATCCACATGACTATGTGGTTATTAATAATTTTAAATGCAAACCACCAAGATTTTACGATAATTTATTATCGGAAGAAGAATTAAAAGAAATAAAACAAAAAAGAATTGACAAACAAGATATAGTATATGAAAGTTTATGGGAATATGATAAATTATGGAGAAAAGAGAAGCATAAAGTTAAAACATTAGAGAATCTAATCAGAGACTTATAAGCTTTTTGACTCATAGTATATATTATGAAACTATTTTCTCCATTACAACATATAGTATTAGGAGAAAATTATGGAAAAAAATTTATATTCAGTTTTAGACACTAAATCACAACTTTATAGCCCACCATTTGTAGCACAAAATGATGCAATAGCTATCAGAATGGTTATGGATATTTTAAGAAATCAAGACAATAATTTGTCTAGATACCCCGAAGATCATCAACTAGTATGTGTTGGTTTTTGGGATGAAATAAACGGCGACATTATGGCAACTGATAAAGGTCCTAAATTAGTCGACCCAGTAACAAAAATTCAACAATTAACGGAGAAATAATATGCTAGCACCACCAAGTGGAGCATTACCAACCACAACAACCAAAGACTTTAGTAGAGTTCCTAAAGTCGATATTCAACGCTCTGTGTTTAACAGAGATCATGGACTAAAAACCACAATGGATAGTGGTTATTTAGTACCAATATTTGTAGATGAAGCATTACCCGGTGACACATTTCAATTAGATGCAACCGGTTTTGGAAGATTAGCAACACCAATAAATCCATTCATGGATAACATGTACATAGAAACATTTTTCTTTGCAGTTCCAAATCGACTTATTTGGGATAACTGGGAAAAATTTTGCGGAGAACAAAATAACCCCGGCGATTCAATAGATTATTTAATACCACAAATTGAAAACGCCACAATCACAGAACAAACTTTGTTTGATTATATGGGAGTGCCATTAAATGTATCTGTTAGTTTTAATAATCTTTTTGGTCGTGCTTATAATTTAATATATAATGATTGGTTTCGTGACGAAAACCTACAAAACAGTTTAACTGTAGATAAAGATGATGGTCCTGACGACATCGCAGATTATGTAATAAAAAAGCGTGGCAAAAGACACGATTATTTTACAAGCGCCCTACCATGGCCACAAAAAGGCGATGCAGTAACACTGCCATTAGGAACAACAGCACCAGTATTTGTTGATGGACCTACATCAACTTTCGTAACTGTTGATGATAATACTGGCACAGCTAGAGCTTTAAACCCATCAGCTAGTAGTTATGATAATTTGTATTTAGGTACAAATACACCCGGACCTTCTTCTGAGGTTCAGCCAATGCTAGCTGATTTATCAAGTGCTACTAGTGCTACAATTAATCAATTAAGAGAAGCGTTCCAGATTCAAGGTTTACTTGAAAGAGATGCGAGAGCAGGAACAAGATACACAGAAATTGTCCAAGGACATTTTGGAGTAACAAGCCCAGACGCTAGATTACAGAGACCTGAATACCTTGGCGGAGGAAAGGATAGAATCAATGTTAATCCCATACCACAAACTAGTTCAACCGACGGTACGACGCCACAAGGGAATCTTTCAGCCTATGCGACTACTGGGTTTAGTGGTCATAGGTTTACTAAGTCTTTTACTGAACATAGTGTTATTATCGGCCTTGCTTGCGTTTATGCCGATTTAACCTATCAACAAGGATTGCAAAGACATTGGTCAAGACAAACTAGATACGATTTTTATTGGCCTGCCCTAGCCCATTTAGGCGAACAGGCAATATTAAACCAAGAGATATACGCTCAAGGAACAACTGATGACGCAAATACTTTCGGTTATCAAGAGCGATATGCAGAATACAGATATAAGCCTAGTCAAATCACTGGTAAATTCAGATCAACTGTTAGCAGTGGTAGTTTAGATAATTGGCATCTAGCCCAAGACTTTTCTGCATTACCGAGCTTAAATTCGTCATTCATAGAGGAGAATCCTCCAGTCGATAGAGTAATCGCTGTTTCATCAGAACCGCAATTACTCCTCGACGTATATTTTAAACTTAAGTGTGCAAGGCCTATGCCTACGTATAGCGTACCTGCCCTATTGAGTCATTTCTAATGTGGCAAGCATTAGCAGCAATAGGTGGAACGATTTATTCAGCACAACAAGCGAAAAAGCGTGCCAACGAACAAATGGCATTTCAAGAAAGAATGTCAAACAGTGCAGTGCAACGACAAATGCAAGACATGCGATCAGCGGGAATAAATCCAATACTAGCCGGTAAATATGGGGGAGCAAGCTCCCCTGCCGGTGCAATGGCACAAACTCCTGATTTTGGAGGTGCTGTTATGAAAGGTGCACAAATACAACAAGCTGTTAATACAGCTAAAAAGTTAGCTACAGATAACGCAATAGCTAACGAATTACTTAAGCAAGAAAAATTAAATACCAAAATGTATAACAAAACTGGTTTGAGTCCAGTTGAAGCTAAACATACATTTTTGAATATTATGGGAAGCGAACAATATAAAAAATCTAAAGAAGCTGTATCTAATATGGAAACATCAGCAAAAGGTTTAGCTGAAAATATTAGACAATTCATTAATAAACGAAAGATGGATATGTTTTTAAACAAATCAAAACAAACTTATAAAGGTAAAAAGTATTATGACGACGCAATCTTGCGAGGAATGAGGAAAAGATGAAAGCAAATAAAATACCTTTCAAAACACCCTACAATGGTAGGGTTGCGTGCTCTTTTGAAACAACTGGAGAATCGATGACGCAAGAGCATTTCAGAGAAGAGACTGAAATACTTAATATTATTAGGCGTCACGATCGTAATGGAGTAATCGACCATATTAACAAAGGAAAAGCTATATATGGCGATTTTTCCGAGATAACAGATTATAGAGATATGATTCATAAGTTGCGAGAAGCTGATTCAGCTTTCGCACAAGTACCAAGTGATATTCGTAAAAGATTTGAGAATGATCCTGCAAAGTTTTTTAACTTTGTAACGGATCCAAACAATCACGCACAATTATCAGATATGGGTTTGGTTATGGAAAAAGAACCAAAACCAAATAAGGTTTCTTCTCCTAATACAGAAGAAGAAAAGTCCCCTTCTCCTGAGGGGGAAGGGGCAACCACACAGTTACCCACTTGATGTAACTGTGTGGACTGACACCACAACAGCCAAAAAAGGAGATTTTCGAATGGCCATGAGAAAGAAAATGAGTAGAAAAAGATCTAAAAGAGTTTTTTCTAAGAC